AACGTATCCTGCAAGGCGGCCACAGGAGATTCACCCAGATGTGCCAAGAAGAACTTATTCTCTTCCAATGAGTATTTCACCGGGTCAAAAATCTCCATGCTGCTCCTTAATAAGTGTAATTAGTGCGTATGGGCTTCAGGACAATATGCACTGCCCCTTCATACGCTGACACAGTACCTGTCCAGTTCAGTGAAATCTGCTCCCCCTTGTCAACCTGCCGATTGGCCAGGGTTGAGGTCAGGGTCGCCTGGACCGGCGTATCTGCGGTGCTGTCCAGGGCAAACGTGGAACTCAGGGCCGTGGTCAGGCTGGCTGGGGCTGTACCAGAAGCTGACACGCCCACATCCAGGGTACTACTCCCTGCGCCCACAATACTGTGCGTCTCCCGCACATCCATGATTTCGTAGTCTTGATCCGCCACAAAAATCTGACAATCAGCCGCTTCCCCCGCTGAAATAGTATAGGGAATATGAACAGGGGCTAACCGTGCAATTGCTTTAATGCCCATAATAATCTCCTGGCGAAGTGTCGGAGAAGGAACCGGCTGGGACGTCGGCTCCTCCTCCCACCTACTCAGTTTACGATTCTGCTACGTCCTCAATCTTCGCACCAGCCGCTGGGTTATCACTCAGCAACTGTCCTTGCCAGTACCACGCGACCTCAAAGGTCGTGCTAGTAGTCTGACGGAAGAACGGGGTGCCATCAAAGATTTCAGACACGGGCCGTGGTGTTTCATTCTCCCCATGTCCCAGGAAGAAGTGTGATTTATCCATCCCGACAATGGTGTTAGCCGCAAAGTAGGGATCCACATGCCAGGGTTGCCCGGAGAAACGGTAAATAGTCCCACCGTCGCCGCCATCTTTCCCTTTTTGCTGGGCCCCACCATCACGTCCGACACCCACCTGCCCACCAAACGCTTTCGGTGAGCTCATGGCGAAGTAGGTATCCTCGCGCAGGAGTTCATGATAGCGCCGGACGATAGCCAGATTGGAGACATACGCATTCAGGGACGCTCCACCCTTCTCACGTACAGCATCTTCCAGTTGCATCATGAGATCCTCAGTGAGCGCCCGGTTGGTGCTGCTATTCGACAACACCACTGATTGCCAGTATTCATTCCCCGCCGTTGAGCGGTTAATGTTGCCGAAGTTCCCATTCCCCGGATTGCCATCATCAATAATGCCCAACAATCCGTTGGTATGGTAGATCGCCCCGGATTTCGTCGTGTTCTCGATACAGAAGAAGTCCCCTGCGGCAGTGCCACTAGGCGCGGATCCACTGATCGTGACTGTCCGGTTGACGGTATCCACCGCCGTGACGGTACGTGACGCCGCCAGGTCTGCATCATTATCGGATGCATCAATCAGGTCGACCACCATCCCAAGATCAACGCCCGGAAGCGCATTCACGGTAATCGTGGTCTGATTGTCTGCGGCAGGCATGATTCCCAGTTTTCCCAGCCCATCTGAGATGAGATCCCCGTTAATCAGCCGCAACACCCGTCGCCTGAAGCCCTGCTCCATCATCTTCAAGGCTGTCTGGAACGCAAACTTGGAATTGCGTGCATCCTGCAAGAGCTTCCACGACATATTGTAGAGTCCTGCAAATTCCTGCAGGGCAAATGTCGCTTCCGCTGTATCCGGGTTTAGATTAGACGGTAAGGTGCCGCCTTCAGCCAAGCCCGTCCACGCGCCAGGATTCTTGGTCAGAATGGGCATAATGAACTGCCCTCGACCACCCATAGGCTTCTTAATTTTCTGGAACAGATTCCAGGTCACGACTTCCTGATTGAGCAAATACAGGACCTGATCCACCCCATAGGTGTATTTCAGGGCCTCAATAACATCTGTGGTACTTGCCATAGCTATCTACTCCTATGACAGGCTAGGTCCTTACTCGGTTTGTCCTGGATTCAGCATTGGCCAGAGTTCATTGGCACGGTCCTGGGGTGTTTTATATCCCCCAGTTTTCCCATCCGTAATGGAGACCTCGCCCCCTTTGGCAGGAAAGGGTGACATGGCCTTGGCTTTGGTAGCCGCCTGTCGATCCATCTCCCGAAGGCCCTTTCGCATAGCTTCCAGGCGCGATTGCACCATCGTGCCATACTGGTCGTTGAGTCCTGCCCCCTCATGGGAATAATACACATCTTGCAGATACTCATTCACCCAGGGTTCATCGGGAAGATTGTGGTCGGCACGCGCTTTGGAGAAGCGTTGATCTAAATCAGCCTGAGCAACCTTGGTGCTTTGCGATCCAAACTGGTCCCGTAACGCTTTATGTTCTTGATACATCTGCGTCAGGGCCTGATCACGTTGCTTCAACGCTTGATGCAAAGGATTAATCCCTTCACTAATCAACCGCTCAAACACCTGGGCTGCTGTCGGGCCATCCAGATAGGACATCTCTCGCAACTGATCGAGCAACTGCGCATTCTGCTGCTGTTTTCCCTGCGCTTGCTGCTGCTGCTGCTGCATCTGCTGCTGTTGCTGCATATACTGCTGCTGTTGCTGCCATTGCTGGCGTTGTCCCTCAAAAGAACGCCGCTCCTCTGCCAATGTCTGGGATTTTTTCGTGAACTCGGCCTGTACATCCTTCGGCCAGGCTCCCTCGTGGGACCCAGTGCTGTCTACACTGTCTGGAGAAACCTCTGGGGAGGCTTCTGTGGATTCTACTAGTTCGGTATCTTCAGCCATGCATCCTCCAGTGAGTGGGCATACGAGTGCTTAGCAGGTGTTCATCTGCCGATGAGTCTGGCTAGGCGTATTCGTCTCCCCCTGTTCAATAGACTTTGCTCTGGCAGCAGTATGAAAGCGAGTGGTCCTGCTTGTCAACCACGCGGAGGGCCTTGGGGACCCTGTTGGGCAGCCATGGCTTGTGCCAACGCCTCTGGGGCTTGGGGAGCCACTTGTTGGCTGGCCTTGACTTGCTCCAGCGCCATGTCAATAGCTTCCGCAGCTGCTTTCGCCGCCGCTTGCTGAGCTGCCTGGGCCACAGCCCCCTGAATCTGCTGATTGTCTGCGCCCTCCTGTCGTCGTTCGGACGCTTCCATGAGGAGTTCACGGCATTTATTCCAGAAGGCCACAAAGCCTTCCTGAATCTCAGGACTAGCTCCCAGAAATTCCATCGTCGCCATTTCAGATTCTAGTTCATCCATGACCACCCGCAGATTCCAGAAGGGCATGGGAATTTGGGGCGGCAAGGGCTGACCCTGCCACATCCGCTCAATCAAATGCATCGTGAGCTTGCGATATTTGGCTTCTGCGTCTTCCCGTCCCGCATCTCCCATAGACAGGTCAGCCGCAATCTTTTCCTTATCTACCCGTCCCGTACGTTCGTCGATATAGAGCACACTCAGGGGGGATTGGAGGTGTTCCCTGATTCGGGCCTCCCGCAGCGCCCGCATCTCTGGCACCAGACTGCCACGCTCCACTGTAATGGAGTAATCCGTGCCCGCCCGCAGGATTTCTGAGGTCTGGAAGATAAAGACTTCATCCTTCATGGAATTGTCGGTGTAATGCAACGTGCGAAAGGGGGGATAAAACTCCTTGACCCGATTCACCCGCATTTCCTTGACTTTTCCCATGCGCTGTCCCAGATGGCGATACAGATTCCCCCACTGGGTATCGAGGAGTTCCTGCAACATAGGGACCGCCATGGGACCCCGCATCTGCCCAGGAAATTTTGACTCCTGGAACAAATCCACCCCACCAGCTACTTCACGCAGCAGTTTCAGGGTTAAGTCAATAGATTGCATGAACCATGAGGGGAGATCAGGCGGATCTCGACGCTGCACCATCTTGGCCCCCTGCTCATTCAAGCCATTTTCGATCGGGGCCGGGTAATCTGCCGCAATGTCTTCCCGTTTGAGGGCAGGTCCCAGGAGTTCATTCGCATAGATCGACGCATTGGCCTGCTCGCCCAATTGTGAAAGCCGTTTATTGAGAAAGCGTTGAGGGGCAATGAGATCAGAAACGTAATCGTTGCTCCAGAATGAGGCCACAGTGGGACCCCAGTGGAAATCCACCAGGGGAATAAACCCATACGGATTATCCTCATCCAGCAAGATCTGTTCCCCTGGAATAAAGGCGGTGTACTGCCCGCGTGGATGCTTTTTGGATATCGGTTGGTAGCGTTCCACCACCACGGCCAGATCTGGATCATTGTCCGTGCGCGTGCCTTGAATCCGGGGAATCAGATCCTGCAAGTGCACCGCCCCCGTCGGATCTCCAAATTGTTTGAGGTCCGTTGAGAGAATCCGCACCTCTCGCGCATCCTTGATATTCTGAATCGTGGTCTTGTCCAGATCGTAGTTGGCCTCGATCCATCCCAGGGTCCGAATCTTGGCGATGTAGACGGCTTGGTCTGGAGCCAGGTCATCAATTGAACGCACGGACGCATCCAGAAAAACCTGTAAGGGGCTCAGGACTTCACTCCCGACATCCCCAGTCAGGACCATTTCTTCCACGACTTCAAACTGTTCCTTGGGAGCGCCCTGTGCCAACGCCTGTTGCCGCAGACTTTCAGGTATCTGCTCTCCACTGGCCACATGGGTCCACAATAATTCCCCAGTGGCTTCATCGAACTGGGGCATGGGTTCCATGGTGGCATCCTTCACCCAGGGCACATACTCAAACGCCACACCCCCAACCGCTGCCCACCACAAAATTTCCCAGGTCCGGGAGGGCTGATCGAGTTTCTCGTCCAGCGCCTTGATGAGCTTATCCACGACGGCTGCATTGGCAATCGAACTGGGATCCTGCTTATCAGCCCGTGCCCGAAAGACAGGAGCAATGCTACTTAACCGCCCCATGATCTTACCCAGCATCTGGGCCGCAATATTGAAGACCAGGTGGAGTTTGTTGGGGTCTCGACGGCGCGTGAACAGCACCCGATTTTGGGCCCCGACCCAATGCTCCCCCGACACAAATGCGAGGTTGGTCAGAATCCGCAGTTCCACCGAGCCCACATTGCGGGCTTTCTGTGCCCGTAAGCGGTCATAGTCTGTGGTGTAATCCGCAAGTCGTTCCGCTTTATCGGCCATTTATTGCGCTCCCAAATGCGCATCAGGTAAATCAGCCAGACGCCCCTCTTCCGTGAACGTCACGGTCGCTTGTGCTGGCGGGGGTGTCATCTCCACCAAATCCATCCGGGTACGTAGCTGTGCGAGTTCCGCTTCCAGGTGGGCTAGCTTTAGGAGCCACGCTTCTTCGTTGACCTTGCGCGATGGACGCCCGAGCCATGTCAGCCACTTCTGTTGGATCCATACCACGATCTATCGCCTCATTGAACAGGGTATCAAATGTCTGTGATTCCGTCTGCCCTGATGTGTTGTCGGTGCGCGTCATCGCCAGTGAATGCATGACAAACCGCAGTTTACGCTCAACCGTCCGCAGCCGCTCCTCAAGTTCATGTCGATTCATTATTCACGTCCTAGATGGGAATCACTGGGGGCACGTGCTGCCCGCTTGCGGATTGGTGATCCCATCCATTGCACCGATCCCACGGGCGGAATAAAGACTGGCGGCTTGGGCTTACGCGGTCCACGCGGATGGCGGGAGAGCACATGCTCAATACAATCCAGGGCATGATCATTCGTCTTGAGGCGTTCATATTTCCCCGAGGCTGTGGTCTGGTCAGGCCAGACCGCACTCTCCAGTTCATAGGGCAGCACCTCCAACCAGGGGGCTAACCAAATTTGCTCATGCTGGAAATATTGCCGGGCGGCTTCGGTGCGCACTTCCCGTCCGCGGTGATTGCCCAGGAGGCGCACGCCATGATGCAGAAATTCCTGTTTGAACTGACTGTTGGCATCCACCCAGGCCATCGCACGGGCTTTCCAGAGTATCGCCATCCGGCAGAACGCCTGTGCCCATGTCACCAGCGATGTAGCGGGTTCCAGTTCAGGGGTGCCTGCCACATAGCTATAGTTGGTGAGTTCATCTAACACATATGCCGTGCCTTCTGGTGTAACCCCCAATACTACCGCCGCACAATACGTGCCTGTATCAGCCCCGATCTCAACGCGCCAATCCGAGGGCAGCACAAAGTTATCGCGTGTAGGGGCTTTCTCAGGAATGCGCCAGAGCTTGGGATGCTCGCGGGGGGTAATCAAGCGGTCTCCCCGTTGGTAGTTATAGACGCGCCCCACAAATTCACCGAGCTTGCCCAGATATGCAATCGAGAACTTTTCACGGGTCAGGAGGTGCTTATCCCGGTCCATCGCTTGTTGATCAAAACTGTAGGGATTTACCATAGCTGGCACCCCACACTTACAGACCCACTGGGGAAAATCTCGATGGCCGTGCCCATTGTCATGAAAGATACCTACCCACGGTTTATCCGGGGTGGTCGGAAACACCGCATAGCCTTCACGCACCCGGAGATTCTGGGCAATGGACGTGAAGCACTCAATCCCTGGCAGTTGATAGGCTTCACAGTAGATATAGGCGTCCACCTCTTTGCCCTTGAGGGATTCGGCCCGTTCCCAGCTGCGGGCCTCGAAGCGGGCCCCGTTTTCCAGTTCCAGCCAGAGCCGTCCGTCCTTGGGCCGATTCTGGAGGGACGTGGGGGTTTGATTGAGTCCCCGTTCCGAGCAGAGGGCTTCGAGCAGATATTCAAACTCGGGGGCGCACATATCGTATTCATTGCCGACCAGATAGACGCGGGCGTGGGGCACCGCCCCAAATGCTGCCGCCCAGAGGCCCGCCCCGGCGGACTTCCCGGATTTATACGCGCCGAGTTCGGCGACCACCTTGGCCCGTCCGTGTGTGCGGGGGATTTGGGCGAGCCAGACACAGGTGCCATCGGGCTGGCGGGCATACACGGCGTGGGGGGTCCCCTCGGGCACCACCTCGTCGGTCAGGTCGTAGCCATCGGTCGTGGCCCACCACGCGGCCTGATGGACAAACGGGACAAAGTCCATCTGGCGGCACAGGAACGTGCGGAACTCGCTCATGAGCCGGTCGCGCAACGGGACGGGGACCGCCGTAACCGGCATTACTGGGTCGTCGCCCCCTCGGCGTCATACCGATTCAACAGGTCATGATAAAATCTCGCTAAGGGGCTTTCCCGCCCTGCCATCCCGGCCACTTTCGCCTCCATCGCCTGCCGACACGTATCCGCCTTCGTCTTGGCCGGTCCCTCGACCTCCGCGTAATTGGTCGTCCACAGGACGTAGGCCAACTCGTTGTAATGCTTCGTCAACGCGAGGTCCCATCGGGCTTCGTCGGTGAGCTGGTGCCACGGTTCGCCCCCCGTCAACTGCTGAATCGCCCGCACCACCTCCGTCTGACGCGGCCACAGCTCCTCGCACGCCAGCAAGACCGCCTCGTCCAC